CAAAAGCCGGAAAACTTCAGCAGGAAGGTCAAGAGTGGCCTCAGAGTGGGAGTGATCATAACCCTGATAGTCGCCAGCCTCACAACATTCTCCATCACTCGGGAGCAAAAGCTCCGCAGCGAGAGAATTCCATTGTTCAGCATTCTGAGGATCAGTGGTCAAGAGACACTCGTTCTCCGGAGCACCACGCAAGATGACAGACATACCAGCACCAAGATACATCCGGCACAGCACGAGAAATGCAAGAGGAGCGCAGTTCACGTCGCGCGTCTTTCCATCAGCAATTTTCTTCAGCTTGAGCTTTTCGGCCTTCTGAAAAATTTGCCAAATGACGGGCAACGGTGATCCGATTTTCCCGCACATCTCGAGATGGGCAACTTCCATGGCAAGATCCATGTACAGCGGTCCCGGAATCGTCTTCCCTGTGGAAGATCGAGTCCAGAACCGCGTACGGTTGATGCCAACGGAAGAAAGAGGATGCCCAGTGGACTTGTTGGTCTTAAGGGCATCGATTTGGAGATCGAATTCTCCGTCGAGGGCTTGCTCAAAAGTGAGCTTCGGAAGCACGCCAGTGAATGGAGCGGCCCTCTTGAATTTGTCGACGATCGCCTGTGCGATAGCCGGCTTGCACGCTTCCCACTCATCGTTTTTGACGACAGTGGGCTGAAAGCGTGCACGATTGTCGGTAAACCTGGACGGATGAATGTCCGAAGCCCCGAAAGTATGCTCTTTTGGGAGCAAAGACTCACCATTGGGGTGCCAATGGATGTTGTCGTTTTTCTGGAACACGAGTGACGAAGGAAGAACTCCTTGTGCGACGATCGCGCAACCAGGGGGGTGGAAATCAAGACGCGTGTCAGGAAGTGGTGGAGCAGTCGACAATTCGACATACTCTGGACGATCGACATATTCCTCAACAATAGAGGTAAAGCCAATACACTCATTAATCCATTCACGCGTAATAGCAGTGGAGTGTCCAACGACACCGTTGCCATGTGTATGCATCCCACAAAGTTTGCCTGGAGTTTGTCCAGACGAGAGGATGAGCGGCAATCCGCAATCTCCTCCGACGGTGTTCATGACATATGAAATCATGTCACTACGCTTACCGTCATCATCAGGGTCATCACGATCAAGATCGATCGTAATGATTGGGGTTCGTCTGAGCCTACGCTCGACCTTAACCCCTTCCGTGATGAGAATGCCGGTGAGACCAGCTGAGTAGGCCGTCATAGCGTTGAACACCTCACGCTCCCAAGCAATATGCTTGAGAATGCTTCGGCACGCCGGAAAGCCCTTTTTGGTAACCCTGAAGGCAAATCTATCCTTCGATATGATTTGCTCACAAAGTGGGGTCATTTCGTCAATCGTGATCGAGTAAACTTGACCCGCATGACGCAGCTCAACCGTGGTCCGCGCATCTGGATAACTTTCGACAGAATCGACGATCATCACCCAAAAGTGCCAAGGAACAACAAGAACGGTGTCAATAATTCCGAGAGCATATCCGAGCTTGCGGACAGCAACGGAATCTTTGCTGACGCGGCGCAACGTGATTTCCATACGATTACCTTCAATAAGGTTAACCATGTCCATCGTGTTGGACGCCGCTTGAGCTTCAGCTTTAGGCTCGAATACGACTTTCATCGCACGAGCTCGAGCCAGTTTTGACGCATTTTTGCGTTCGACCTTAGTCTTGCTGTCTTTCATGTACACTTGTTCAGTGCCGCGCATGAAGTAGCTCCACCAGCTGTAGAGACCAGCAGCCGTTGCAATGCCCGACAGAAGACCAACCAGTGTGCCACCGCTGAAAAGACTTTGGCCATGTTCAGCGACAAACTCCTTTGCCTTGGTAAGAGCCTCCCCAATGGGAGTAGTCCAACCTTTGTAGAGCTCAGTGAGAGATTTAGTCTCAATGACTTTGGCAATAGGAGCCTTGGGCATGTACGCGGTCTCGAAAGAGTTGGACTTGATCGTGTGCCACGCCATGGTGGTCGCGCTGGAATCCAAGTAGAAGTCAGGCTCGGCCATATTCGGAAAATCCTCGAAAAACTTGTCGAGGATATCATTCCGTTCTTCCCTTGAGAGATGCGCGCCATGAATCATGTTGATCATGGTCGACAACATGTAGCGAACATCCTCTTTGGTGGTCCATCCGCCCGCTTGGGCGCGGATAGCCATTTTGGCAGAGAGCTTACGCATCTCCTCACGAGCAGCAGCCATTGGATCATGGTTTGGAACTCGCTTGACAAGATTGTCGACGATACCGTCAACAAGGGCTTCAGAAACCTGAAAAACCTTCTCCTTTCTGAGAATTTCGTTGTAAACAATGACAACGAGTTCAAAGAATGTGATCTGAGGAAGTTCAAGTTCTTGAATGACTCGGTTCTTGTCAAAGGCGACAGGCTGGAACTTGATGAGCTCGGGATTGAATCCTTCTTTCATCACAGTCTTGTCCTCAAGGACAGGAGCATAGTTGAGCTCCATGCGTCGAGTAACAGCACCGGGATCTTCCATGGTCTTGTCCTCGTATCTCTTCATATTGGTCGAGATCAACGTCAACTTGTGTCTAATCTGAGCTGTGTTCTTCAGATTAAGATTTGCCATGGGAGGGTTGTAACGAACGGAGTTGTTGAGATGCGTGAACTGGGCCCCTTCGGAGCCCTGAGCCACACCGGGTTTTTGTTGCCCGAAATCGTCGTCAACATACACCATCGTTTGGTCATTTGCACCATCCCAATGTTCTCCTGCAGGCTTAGTGAAGATGAAAGTGCCTTGATCGACATTAAACACTTCAATAGCCTCTTCAGCGCCATCGCGCTTCAAGAGAAGCTTGACAATAGCCTTGCCAAGAGCCAGAAGGGTGGCTGTTTTGTAAGTGCCAGGAGCACCCCACAACCCAACACACAACGGTTCCATTCGAGTGAGGCTCGTACGTCCAACGGACGCAACAAGCGCTTCACGAATTTTGGTCAACTCACGCAACTTGGCGGTGAGAACCGCATTCAATGTAGAGCCTGCTGCGTGAGCAAGGATCTTGTGCCCGTCATCAAGTAGTCCAGTGACTTTGTCAATGTAGAGCTGGGTCTTTGGAATCAACCCACGTGTGTTTAGGTCAAAGACTTCCTGAAGTGAATCAAGATAGTCTGCCACCTGAACGTCACGGCCGTTGAGTGGCAGCGAAGAAAAGGCGACGTTTGCTGATCCGTTATTGATCACGTATGCAGCAAGAGCAACAAAAAGCGAAATAATTCCTTTCATCCCATTGACGACGCCCGTGTATTTCGCAAACACGGCGACGAGACCATTGGTATCCTTCAAGAAAATACCAGTACCTAATAATGCAGCCGACGCGACACTGGCCAAAATGTCTGCCGACAGGACGTTCTCCCCAGCCTGCTCTTTGGGATTAATATCCCTTGGAGTAGCCTTCATAGTTTTGTCCCCGAATTCTTCAAAATCGGTCGCAAAAAGATCTTCCTCGTTTTGGACGAAGTTGCGATTTCCGAAGATGAAAGTGAAAAGAGTGAAAGGGGAAACCTCATCGTCATCAAGAACTGACGAATCGATGAGTGTTCCAGTGCTTGCGTCATGTTGACTGACGCTAAACACGGACCGCACGCGACGAACGATATGCGGCCAAATGTGGCGTGTGAACCACGTTGCGGCACAATAGCCACCGGCGATTGCTGATCCAACCGCCATGAGAGCCCACGAAAGCGAGGAAGTTTCAGTAAACCTCCACGCTGCGAAGAGCCCAAGGAGCGGGGTGAAAACTGGGAACAAGTCCCACATTTTCACGAGAAAGCCCAAAGCCACCTGGATGGTGGTACCAAGCGCACTCGCAACCTTTGCGCCGAACGCGACAGCAGGGTTTTTGAGGACCTCGGCCATCACAGCTTCAGCAGCACCAGAAGCGGCCGCACCGCCAACAGTCGCAGCGGTGGACTTGATAGCCTCAGTGAGGAACTGGAATGGACCCTGTTCCTTCACATCCTGACCAATGAGCGCAAAAACGTCCTCAGGCCCAGTTTGTTCAACTGGACGATGCGGAGTATAAGGTGCATGACCAAAAGGAAGCGCTGGAATGGGCGTGATGATACCGGTGCGGACGGCTCCAACAGCGATATAACACGCATGATCCCTAAACCACGACATCTTTGTGACAAATCGTGATTCAGCAAGTGACGTAACACCCCTACGTCCAGACATCATGAGAAGCCTGTAGCAGATGATCGAGCGCCGAGCAACCTCGTTAATCCCTGCACGATATTCCATAAGAGCAACCATTGACCCAAAACTAGGCGGAGAGACTTTGTGGGCTCTAACCGTCGAAGAATAAGAAAGGTAGGTAAGCTGCTCGTAGGAAGATGTTCGAAGATTGATGTCATAAGACCAACGAGAATGGATATCATCATGCTCCTCAACGATCAAAAGATTGGTCGTATGGTTGAGAATAATTTTCATCCAGACAAGAGCATCGTCACGATCGCAAAGAAGCGAACGATCCTCGTCAGTCGTAGAAACAAGAAGGTCGGTGATCTCACTTGTCCTGTCCTCAGAAGCAAGGCCAGGAATACGAGTGACCGTAGAAGTGAGCGTGTCAAAAAGTTCAAGAACGCGATATTTCCCTACTGCATTTTGGACGCATTCGGGAGCCCGGAAAAAGGTTTGAAGAAAACGAAGCCGGTATTCATTATTGATGTAATCGCCAAAGATAAGTGAGTCAATGGACTCGTCTGAATCGGATTCAGACTCGGACTCACTTTCAGATTCGAGTTCAAGGTCAAAGATCCCCTCAGGTTCCGTAATAATGACCTCAGGAACAATGAGCGGGGTTTCAGGAACAAAATGGACATGAACGTCCTCAGTGGTGATAGAAGAAAGTGGATTCCCCATTTGTTCAACGGGGGCCGAAGAAAAGACCGGTGAAGCATCGCCAAACCCAGTAAATGAAGTGACCATAAGATTCTTTGTGTTTGAAACCGCGGGTGAGTTTTTAAGCTCGCGCCACACCCGTCGCGCAAACCGATGCGGGTGCTCTAGAGATTCGGTGGGAATGCCACCTAGGTTCTCTTAAGCAGTCTGCCTAAATAGGCAACCTTTTAATTTCTCAAAGCGTTCGCATGCCGATTAGCCTCCGAAAAGGTTTAACCGCATATTCTCCTCGACATACGCCGTAACCAGAGAGAAAAGTTGGGGTGCATCAACGTGTCTGTGGGTTTCACATACATCAACGCCTGAATACGTCTGCATTCTATCCTACACCGGCACTGGACTATTACCTCCATATGACGGATAACTCAAGAATACCTCCGTAACACTTGTCAACATACATTCCAC